TAGGCGCAGGCGAAGGCGTATTCGCGCAGGCCGGTCTGGCCGAGGTCATCGTCGTCATCGACCAGGGCCAGGTTCGGCACGATCAGCCGCGTGTAGTAGGGCACCGGCATGGTCGGTTCGATCCAGCCGGACCCGCTGTCGGCCGTCGCCGTCAGGCCATAGGCCGCGGCATCCTCGGTCACGCATTCCAGCCGCGTCACCCAGTTGCCGCCGAGCTGCGCGGTCAGCACGCGGCAGCGGATCGTCGCACCGTCGCGCGTCTCGACCGTCACCACATCGGCCGGCACCAGGCGGAGGTATGCCGGCGGCACCGCCAGCGACAGCCGCGTGCGCTCCCGCCAGGTGGCGACGCACATGCGCCGCGCGATGGACTTCGCTTCATCGCCGGTCAGCGGCAGCGGCAGGTCCATCGATGTGGTGGCGGATGACCCCATGGTCGGCGTCGGGCTGGCCGGTCGGCGCCAGGTCTGCGCGTTCTGTTCCCAGCCGCGCTCGATATCCAGGTAGCGCACCGAGACCTCGCGCGGCAGCTCGGCGTCCTGCGCGCGCTGTTCCTCCAGCACCGGCGCCGAAGGATCCTCCCGCACCAGGTCGGCATAGGCGATGGCGGCGGCCACCGCGCCGCCGCGCTTGCGGAACACCAGCACGTCATCGACTTCGGCCGCATCGAACTGGAAGGCGGCGGCCAGCGGCGCGATGGCGTCCCGTGCCGACATCGGCCGCGCGAGGGCATAGCCGCGCAAATCATCGGACAGCGCGGAGACATCGATCTCGGCGGCGTCCAGGCCGGCGCGCTCGCACAGCGCCTCGACCACATCGGCCACGTCCAGATCGATGGTGCCCAGGCGGTTGATGGCGATGCGCTTGATGGTCGGGACGTTGGACGGCTCCTGGCTGATCACCACCGCATCCGACAGCCCGTCATAGGTCCAGTGCTGGTAGCCGCCGGAGATGGTGCCCGCCTGGTTGACCACCGACTGCCCGTTGCCCAGCGCCAGCAGGCCGAACGACGGCAGGCCATAATTCACGCCCAGCATCCGCGACCGCCCCATGGCCGGGTTCGGCACGTTGCCCGAGGCGCTGATGGCATCGCTGACCCACACGATGCTGCCATCCCGCGCCAGCTTCACCACGCGGTTGGTGGTGGCCTGCACGGTGACGACAAGCGTTTCGTCGCCCGCATCGTAATCCACGTTCTTGACGCGCATCTGCGACGCGCCGGCTTCGATCGTCGAGGCCAGGATCGTCGCGACCAGTTCCAGCTTCAGCCCCATGGTCGCGCCGCCGCCGAGATAGGCCGCGCCCGATGCGACCTCGAAGCGATAGACGTACAGGTATCCTTCCCCGCCGCCCGCATCGATGGAGGCGTTGAGGAACCACAAATCGGTGCCGGTCAGCGGATCGCGCCGCCCCTCGCAGGCGCCGAATTCGCGGCCATTTCCGCCGAACTGATAGATCACGTCCAATTCAGGATCGAGGTTTGTCTCGGTTCCCCAAACGAATTCCATCCAGTCGGTGTCGATGATCTTGAGCAGCGGGACCGCGGCGACGTGATGCGCGCTGAACATGAAGTTGCGCGGCTTGCCGGTCAGGCGCGGCACCTGCAGGTGCACGCGCAGGTCGGGCCCGTGGTGCTGCGCCGGGCCATCGGCGAAGGTGAAGACGCCGTTGCCGAACGAATGGACCGCGCGCAGCGCGTCGGGGTCGATCTTCAGCAGCACCGGGCACCAATTGTATGGCACCTCCGCGCCGCTGGCGTAGAGATAGCCATCCTGCCCCATCGTCAGCATGGCGGCGCCGAGCGAACCTGCCGCCGCGCTGAGGCCGAGCGGCTCGGCGATGTCGGACATCAGGGCCTCGGTGATCGGCGTCAGCGTCACCAGGTCCAGGACGCGAATGCCGTCCAGCACGTTCGATCCGGTCTCGCGCAGCCCCATGTAGATCCGGCCGCGCGCCCAATCGACCGCGACGCCGGCCTTGGCATCGCGGAAGCGCGGCACAGACCAGATCGAGGATGCCGGGGCGGTGCTGGTGATCTCGGGGAAGGTGCGCGCGGCATCGGCCACCAGTTCCACCGTGACATTCGGCATGCGGTTGCCGAAGCGGTCGAGCGGCACATCCTCGAACACCACATAGGCCATCCCGCGATGCGCGGGCGCGTGGCCGACGCCGAGCTTCGCTTCGATCAGCGCGTCGGGCAGTTGCGCCTCGCTGCCACCGTGGAAGCGCCAGACCAGGCCGGGGACCTGCGTCACCTCGGACCCGCCCGTGGTGTCATAGACCAGGATGGTGTCCATCCAGATCCGCAGCACCTCGGCATTGGACGGCGGCAGCAGCCATTCGCACAGGCCGACCGCCCAGGACTGGTAGTAGCTGTAGGTGACGGTCTTCGGGCCACCGCCGCCCTTGCCCTGGCGCCGCGTCGTCTCGCGTTCCTCGACCTCGGTCGCCCAGATGACGTTGCCGGCGATCTTGGCCTGGCCGGCGACGACGGCGACCGGCACACCATAGCCGCTGGTCTGCACCGAAAGGTCGGACAGCCTCGGGCCGTGCTGGTCGGGCTGCTTCGTCGGGAACAGCAGCGCGCCGGCCACGCCACCCAACGCCCAGCCGATCTGGGCGCCGAGCATCGGCATGCCCACGAACGAACCGGCGATCCCCCCAACGACAGCGCCGGCACCAGCGACCCCAAGCTGCGCCACTCGTCAGCCCTCCGTCACGCGGATCACGGCCAGCAGCGCGCGCTGGAACTCGGCATCGATCGGCTGCTCCACGACATGCTTGTGCGGCGCGTAGGCGTGCAGCACGCCGGGGCAGTGATAGGCGCGATGGCTGGTGGCGATGCCGACATGCCCGCCGAACAGCCCCATGCGGAAGATCAGCACGTCCCCCGGCCGCGCTTCCGGCACGCGCCGGCCATGCGCCAGCGCACCACGCAGAAGTGCCGCTTCCTGCGGCTGGCGGGCATAGGGTGCAGGGTCAGCGATCGACAGGCCGGCGCCCCCTGCGGCCAGGATCACCAGCCCGATGCAGTCCACCCCGCCCCGCGTGCGGCCGAGGTGCCGCCACGGCACGCCGAGCCAGCCGCGGGCGGATTCGATCAGGGCTTCGGGCGTCATCCGGCAGTGCCGATCATCGCCGGCGCGCCGGGCACGAAAGGCTCGCCGCGGAAGTTCAGGAAGTTGCCGAAGATCTTGCAGCGCGCGCTGGAATGGTCGCAGCCAGGCTGGATCCGCAGCACGTCCCCGGCCGCCGGCGTGAAGGGCGGCGGGGAGAACAGCGACAGCGTGGTGCTGCCCTGCACCCAGCCGATCACCTCCCGCGCCACGCCGGCATTCAGGCCCGTCTCCCAGATCGCGACGCCTCCGGCAAACCAGTCGGAGGTGTAGGTTTCGATGCCGTGCCCAGTCAGCACCAGCGTGACGGAATCGGTGACCGAGGCGATTTCCGCCGCGCGCGTCCAGGCGGTCCGCTTGGTCCACACCACCGTGCCATCCGCGACGGTGTCACCCGGCATGCCGGCGATCCAGCCGCCGGGGTCGGACCCGGCCGACACACCCGCCGTCGTGCATTCCCAGATCGCGCTGCCTTCGTCGCGGCTGTCGGCGATCGCGCCGCCCGACACGTTCAGCCGCACGAAGTCGCCGACCGCATAGAACGCTGCGTTCGCCCGCACGGCGGGACGCAGCGGCAGGCGGCAACGATGATCGCCGAGGTCGGCGCGGCATTCCGGCTGGTACAGCCCGCCGATCGTCGCCTGCAGCGGCTGCGCCAGGCCGCGGAGTTCGGCGCGGAAGGAGCCGTCATCGCGGGCGGTCACCTCGCCCAACCGGCCGCGGCGCAGCTTCAACTCGCCCTGCGTCAGGTCGGCCCAGTTGACCGCGAAGATGCGAACCTCAGCGTAATCCCACAGCCCGGCGCGCAGTTCGTCGGCGTCGATCGACGCGGCGTCCAAAAGGCCGAGCAGTTCCGTTTCATCCACCGCGAGTTCCGCGCCGGAGGCAATCGCCGACCGCTCATACCCCACCGCGGCCAGATAGGTTTCGCCGCCATAGACGATGTCCACGTCATGGTCGGTGAAGGTGAAGACGGCATCATCAGCCCGCACCACCCGCCACAGGGTGGCGAGCGTCAGGGCCTCGCCCTGGATGTGGGCAAGCAGCCCGGCCGAGATGGTCTTCATTCGCGGATCTCTATGACAGGCACGTCCGGCGCCTGGCCGATCTCAAAGGCGTCGAGATTGATCGGCAGGTTGTCGGTATCGAAGCGCGCCGGAACGTCGAACTCGCACGCGGCCTCGATCGTCTTGGCCGACAGCGCGGCGAGCGTGCTGCCCAGCGTGATGACGCCGGTCAGAAGATTGACTTGGAACTGCGTCGCGCCTGCGCCCAGCGCGCGCTCGACATTGTCCACCCAGCACCGGACAGTTCCGGAGACGGGCTTCGTGATGGTGCGGTTAGCCGAGTACGTCCCGTCGCTGTAGGTCTTAAAGATCTGCCACGTCGCATCGCTGCCATCGGTCGCGCCGATGGTCTGGCGCTCCATGGTGTAATCCGACCAATCCTTGAACCGGAACCCGTGCAACCGGCCGAGACGCAGGCGAAAGAACGCGATCAGTTCGGCGATGCCGGCGCCGTCTTTCAGACCGGTGCCCACGTTGAAGCGCAGGCGCGGCGATGACCAGTTGCCGTTGCGCTGCTCGTTGCCGCCAGCACTCTCAGCAATGGACGTGCTGGCTTCCGGCCCGCCCTGCGCCCCGACCGCGATCAGGTCAGGGAACCGCTTATCGTGGAACGCCATCGCTTAAGCATTCCTCGACGCGCGGGCGATGTCGCGCCGTGTCGCCATGGCGATCTGGCTGCGGCTGCGATTGAAGGAGCCGGGGTCCGCGGTTTGAATCGTCTGGTTGATCACGACAGGCCGCCCGCCACCACCGCTCACAGCCGCGCCGACCGCTGCCTGTTGGCGCTTGGTCAACACCCGCTCGCCATACTCCAGGATCGCCGGGAATTCGGAGCGGGAAAGCAAGCCCCCGCCGGTGTGGAAGCGTGGCGCAGCACGGAACAGCGCCGACGGAACGATGCGCTGCGGCACGTTGTCGTTGCCGACCACGCCGCCGCCGTGAAGGACCGCCGACTTGACGAACAGGTCGGCGCCAGCCGCCGCGAGGCTGCCGCCCCCTTCTGCTGCGAGCCCAGCGCCGCCGCCCCCGAAGATGCTGCCAAGCAACCCGCCAAGGCCGCCGCCCATGCCGCCGCCCGCACCGCCTCCGCCGCCGAACGCCATGCTCGACAGTCGCCCCAGCGCATCCTCCAGCGGCTTCAGGATCAGCGCCCGCGTGCCGAGTTGCAGCAGCGCCTGCTCCATGCTCTTTAGCGTGTCCGTGACGCTTCGCCCCTGGAACGCGACAGCCTGGAACCCATCGACCAGCACGCCAGCGACCTCGCGACCGTAGCCCTCCATCTCCTTGAGCGTGCGCGCCTGCTCCTGGAGCCGGGCGATCTCGACCGCGTTCGCGATATAGGCCTGGCCGCCCGCCGTCTCGGACGTGCCTGCGGCGTCACGGTTGACGTAGGCCGTCGCGTTGATGCGAGCCAGCGCAAGCGCCTGGTCGCTCTGCGACATGCCGATGGTGGCGTTCTGCTGTCGCAGGAGTTCCACCTGCTGCTGCTGGTCTGGCAGCCGGGCCGCGATGGCGCGGCCGTTCTGCGCCGCGTTCAACCGGATGTACTTCTGCGTCAGGTCCGCGACGACGATCGCTTCCTGTTCGGTGCCGGCGATGTTCAGCCGGCGCGCTTCCTCAATGGCTCGGTTGCGCGCCTCGGTTTCCTGAGCCGCGGCGTTGCCCTGCATGTAGGCCTGGGCGAGCCGTTCCTCGGCCTCGATCTGGCGCTCGACGTTCGCAGTCAGGTCGCGATAGCCGGCGACGGATCGCTCAAGCACCGCGCGCCTTACCTCGGCCCGTTCCTCGGCGGTAGGGTCGCGGCCCTGAGAACGGGCGGCTTCCTCCAGCCCCTGCATGGCCTGGGCGAGTTCGCGCGCGTGGCCCTCGGTCGCGCCCGCGACACGGGCCGCATCGCGCTGGCCGCGGATGAACTGATCGATCGGCCGCTCGGTGCCGTTCAGGGCCGCATTGACGCCCTCGATGGCCTGCTGAAGCTCGCGGTATTCCTGCGACCCGGCAGGCGCCTGCCCAAGCGCGGACTGAAAACGCGCGCGCCGGGCCTCCAGCGTCTCGCGCTCGCCGACTTGCGTGCCGCGATTCCGCGCCTCGGCCAGCGCGGACTGGTAGGAACGCTGGTCCGCGGAGAGTTCCCGAACACCCGTTGCGGCGGCGTCGCTGCCGATGCCGCTCGGGCGCACTGGAGCCGGCGGCGCCGGAAGGCTAAGCGTGCGCGAATACTGCTCCGCCATCTGGCCTGTGCGGAACATCTGCTGGAGCGAGAAAGCGCCGCCATCCCCAGGCATCCCCGGGCGTGCGTAGGCTCGGCTCGCGATACGACCGGCCGCGTCAGCGGTCGGGGCCTGACGCAGTAGAGCGCCTGCCGCCTGTTCGCTGCCCTGAGTAAGTTCATGATGGATGAAGCGCCACTGACGCTGCGCTTCGCTCTCGCCGGGGACCGACGCAAACCGCGATAGCGCCTCCCGCCTCGAGCCGTTCCAGCCGAGGATGCCGATCCCGCGACCGCCGTCATGTGTCGCGGCCGGGTTGAAGCCAGATTCAGCGTCGACGCGGGCGACGATGCCGGAGGCCGCCGCGTGGCTCCACCCCTGCGAGCGGAGGAAGGCATAACCCTCGCCGGCCGCAGCCGCGTTGCCAGCGCCAGGAGTGGTGTTCGTCGCGCCGCCCTGCCGCTGTAGCGCCAACTCGCCAAGGCTGGCGCCGGAAGCCCCTGGCCCCCCGCCAAAGACGCCAGCCAGCGCGCCCAGGCCGCCGCTCACCGCCCTGTCGGCGTTCGTCTGCGACTGCGCCAGCCATTCCAGGAACGGCCGCCCAGCGTTGGTCAGCCCGTCCGTGATCCGGTTCCACAGGCTCTCGAAAGCCTTCTCGACGTTGCCCAGCGCCCGCTCCATGAGCGGCATGTCACGGGTCGCGCCGCCGAAGACGCCGTTGAGGCGGGCGAATACCTCTGCCGAGGCCTGGCCACGGTTCCCCGCCAGTTCCAGCAACTCGATGTGGCGCCGGAACCGCTCATCAAAGCCGCGGACGCCCTGCTCCGCGAGGTTGCGCGCTTCCTCGGCAGGGCGGTGGATGACCCGCGCGACCCGCTCCAGCGCCGACGACAGATCCTTGTCGAGCGTGCGCGACAGGTCGAGCGCAAGGGCGGTGTAGGCCTGAAGGTTCTCGCGATCCTCCGGCCGCACGACCTGCGCCAGCCGCCCCTGCGCGGTCCGCACGTCCGCGCTGGCAACGCCAGGCATGAGTTCGCTCTGCGACCGCGCGCTGCGTTCCAGCGTGCGCGCCATCGCCTCATAGTCGGAGGTGTAGCCGCGGAGTTGGTTGCGCAGCGTGGCCAGACGGCGCTCGGTGCCCTCGTAGGCGGCGAAGGTGGCGATCAGGCCACCAGCGACCGCCGCAATCCCAACCCGCATGGGCGTGAACAGGCCGGCGATGGCGCGAAAGGTGTTGCCCACGCCGCCCATGGCCTGCGTGACCTGGCCGCCCTGCTGCGTGAGCACCTGGAACGCGCTGGCCCCGCCGAGCAGCGAGGTCACCACGTCGTTGATCTGCGGGGCGAGCTGCTGCGCCTGACGCGCGGTGACGCCGAAGGCGTTGGCGGTCTGGTTCGCCGACGTGGTGACCGAGCGATACTGCTTCTCGATCGCCATCATCGTCTTGGCGTGCTGATCCTGCGTGATCAGCCCAAGGCGCAATGCGCGGTCGAGTTTCGCCTGTTCCTCCGTCATCTGGACGAAGGCGCGAGCCACCGCATCGTGCCGCTGGATAACGGTAGCCGCCCCGCGCGCGGCCTGCTCCATGCCGCGGGTGATCTTCTCCTGCCCGGCGACGACCTTCTCGCCAGACTGAACAATCTGCGCGTTCGCCTGCTGGACCTTCTGCGCGCCCGCGACATAGCCGGACGGGTCCAGCGACGACCGGATGATCGACAGCAGCTCGACGCCGGATGCACCGCTCATTCGTCGTCCTCGTCGTCGGGTTGCTTGCCACGCTGCGCCGCGTCGAAGGCCCGGCGCTCATGGTCGAGCGCCAGGATCGCTAGGATTTCATCGGGATGCATCGGGAAGCGCATCGTCCGGCACCACGCCTCAACGTCCTGGTGCTGGATGGCCTGCGCGCCGCCCATGTCCGAATAACGCCGGGTTGCGTCGAGTTCCTGGAAGGCGCGCCATGCGGCGTCGGCGCCAGGGGGACGCGGCGACTTCTGGAGAATCTGCGAAGGTCGCCCGGTCTGTCGCTCAGCGGAAGCGTAGTGCTGCCGGCGCGTTCCGCCGGACTTCAGCTTTCCGTCGAGCCAGAATTCGTGTCGGGCGTGGGCGCGGAGGGCGTCGAGCCATCCAAAGGGAAGAAGTGCCGCGTCGTGTTCAGGAAGGCCATGGTCGCATTGCGCAGCCACCGCAGGCCCGTCGCATTGTAGGCGCCGACCGCGAGGTCATAGGTGCAAGGTGCGGCGATGGCGCGGCCGTCGAGGCCAACGAGATGCCAGCCGACCGTCAGTTTGGCGAGCATCTGGCTCATGTCGGCCCATTCCTCCTCGGCAGTGAAGTCGCGCCCCTGCTTCCGAAGCAGATTGTCACGGGCAAGGCGATGTTCCTGTGCCTTCTCGCTCTCCCAGGACAGCAGTTCGATCCACCCCTGCGCGCCGGACTCATCGTTCAGCGGCTCGCGCGAGATGGGATGGACCAGCATGAATTTAGCCGTGCGCTCGATCGGGAGCGCGAGCGTGTCGAAGATGTCGGGCATGGGAATGTCCTCTGGGGGGAGGTGTGGCGGAGCGGCACCCCCATGCCGCCCCGCCGGTTGCCGGCAACGTTCCGTTGGGGGCCGGAGGTGGTTAGGCCGCCGCCGTGTCCGTGTAGCGAATGGACGACGCCGGCATGCCGACGCCAGAGCCGAGGTATTCCTTTGCCTGGAACCGCCCGGTGATGGTCTGCGACGCCTCGCCCTGTGCGTCCTCGGACGCCTCGGTGATGATCAGCCGAGGGAGATGGATCGAGATGGCATCCGAGGTCGGGCCGCCCGAGGTGAGCATAAGCAGGATCTCGACCTCATCCTCATTCTCGAACGAGGTGTTCACCGCGTCGCCGTCGTCCACCAACGCCGTGAAATCGCCGCTGATGTCCGCGGTGCCGAGCAGAATATCCGGCACGAAGGGCTGACCGACCACGACCGGCGCATCGGCGTTCATCGCCATGGTGATGTTGATGCCGGTGACGACGCCGACCTTCACGCCGCCGATCAGCATCACGCCGTTCAACGCGTTGGCGACCTCGGTCGAAGTGGCCGCGGCCGGGCTGGTGAAGTACGGCGCCGAGGCCCCCGTCACAGTCTCGCGACTGCGGCCCATGAGGTTCACTGTGATCGTCGCGATGCCCTCCGCCGGCACCGCCACCTGAAAGCCCGTGACCCGCCCCTCGGTGTAGAGGCGCGCGCGGTCGAGGTCCGTGTCGTAGCGTTCCACGGCCAGCTTGCGCCGCACATGGCCCGATGCCGGGATGATGCAGGACTGCCCCGGCGTAGTCAGCGTGAAGGCGATGTCCGCGGTCATGTCGGTCGGCGCCGGATAGACCGTCACCTCGCGATTGGACGTGCCGCCGAAGCCCGTCACCATGAAGCGCACGCCATTGTTGGCCGCGACCGACAGGCTGGCGAACTGGATGATCGCGCCCTTGACCAAGCCGAGCGCGACAGGGTCGCCGCTGGCGAAGGTGAACTTCGACGTGGCGCTATCCGCGGCGACGCTGGTCACATCTGCCTCGGTGATGCTGACGGCCACCAGCGGCGCCGCTGTACCGCGCAGCGCGGCCTCGATCAGTTCCGCATAGGTGCCCGGCGACAGTTCGCCTGTGATCGCGCCTTCAACGCGGCGCGAGGTGTGCCGCGCGCTGCGAACCTGGCGGGAGGAAAGGATCTCCTGCGACCGTACGACGTTCTTGCGCAGGTTCAGCGATGCCGAAACCCGCCGAAGAATCTGCCCGCCGGACGCGCCGGGGTCCGTGGCAGTATCCGCCTCGGAGTTCGTGGTCATCGTGCCCGAGGCGTAGAACTTGTAGGCGAAGCGGATCGCGCTGCCTTCAGCGAGGGACATAGGAGGCTCCATCTGAGGGACGGGTCGCCATCACGGCGATCCAGCGCCTTGCCCAAGGGCGGGTGGGCGTCGCCGCGGCCTTAGCCGCGGAAGCGATAGGTGAAGACGGCAATGCCGCTGCGGACCCACCAGATGCCGTCGGCGGATGCGCCGGGCTGGTCGATCACGGATGTGCCGAGGAAGGACAGCGCGCCGTCGCGACGACTGCGGAACACGGCGAGCGCCTGGTCGAGCAGCGAGAGCAACGTCGCCTCCCCCCTGCCCCGCTGCGCCATGGCGCGGATCACGACCGAGCCGAGAAGTTCCCGCTCGTTGGCCGCCCGCCCGCCCCCGAACGCGACCAGCCGCTCGCTGGTGTGCTCCACCGCGACATGCAGCCAGTGCTGGTAGGTGGCAGCAGCCGGCGTCTGGTCGTTGGTGTTCTGGTGCCAAACGACCGGCACGCCGACAGGCGCCGGCCAATCCGCCGTCCATGCGGCCTCGATCGCCGTGATGCTGTCCTCGTAGGGGCCGCTCACAGCGACGCGCTCCGCAGGCGACGCACAGCGATGGCCGGGTAGCGCATCCGAACGTCCTTGGCGCGCTGGGCGCGGCGCTCGCCTTTGGTGCTGTTGTGACGAGTGAGGCGAACCGCCGCCGGGTCGGCGCCGATGATGATGTAGGTGAAGCGCGGCTCCCACCCGAGCGGGCGCAGGATAGGCCGCAGTGCGATGGCCGACTGCTGCACGAAGTGTTGCTCGACCTGCAGGACGAAAGGCCCGCCGCCCTCGCGTCGCCCCACCTCCAGCCGCCGCGCGTACTCAGCCCGCACCGCAACCACCGCCTCAGTGGCGCCGGGCGGCAAGCGGCTGGTCCGCGGGATCGCCACGTCATCGACGTAGGTCGTGATGCTGTCCTGCCAGGCGCCCGAGCGCTCCGGGCCGTTCGTGATCAGGTGGTTGACCGTGCGGATCACCGCCTCGGTCAGGTAGTGCCACTGGATCAGGATGACGCCGTCGGGCTTCACCGATTCCGGCGCCGCGCCCTGCCGGCCGTCCACGATGGTCAGGTGGTCCGGCATCACGCCGCCCGACCGCGCCAACTGCCGGCGCTCGACCGTGGCGATGTGCTGCCGCGCGGTAGCCGCGAGCCGCCGGCTTGCCTCGGGGCCGGACAGCCCGCGAGTGGCGACCTCCAACTCGCGCGTGAAATTGCGGAACTGCGCGCGAGAGAAAGCCATCAGCCCGAGACCTTCAGATTCCAGCGCACCACGGAAGCGCCCATGCGGACAGGCTCCGCTTCCTCGATATTCACGCGCCGGCCCGCAATGTCGGCCTGATCCCCGCGCGTCGGCGTCAAGGTCAGCCCGGTCGGGGACAGCACCATCCCCGTGGCCGCCTGCGCCGCGTCACCGCCCGGCACGATCGGGTCCACCACCGCGCGCCGCACGAAGGCGTTCACCGCCAAAGTGGTATCCGGCGTTCCAATTCGCCGCAGCGTCACCGGTTCGCCGTGGGCGGCGATCTGCCGGTCGAGCATGGCGATGGCGGCGGCGGGGGTCATCCGATCCCCACCAGCCGATACCGCGCCAGCGCCGCCACGCGATCCGCCGACAGCGGGATCTGACCGGCCTTTGTGTCGAAGTAGGTCGTCTGGCCAACGCCCTCGACCTGTTCCGACCGCACGCCAGTATCGCGGCCGGTGCCGCGGTACATGCCGACCACGAGATCGAGGGCGGCGCGGGAGAGCGCGACAGGGGCTTCACCGGGGAGTTCAAAGCCGGCCGAGTAGTCGATCACGACCTTGCCCGCGGCCCAACAAATGCGCGCGTCGCCAGACAAGCGGTAAAGGAAGGAACCATCGACCTCGTAGTCGGTCGGGGCTAGTTCTGCGTCGCCAACCGTTACCAGCGTGATTTCCGGCTCGACATTCCGCTCCAGAAAGATGCGCTCGGCGCCTCGGCTGATCCGCTCGGTCTGACGAACGTCCTCCGCCCCGAAACCATCGCGGTTGCAGTAGGCCGCCAAAAGCGATGAGGCCTCTTCGATCAGATCCTCGATGCGCGCGTCCACGTCCTCGCCGGTCAGGGACAGTTCGTTCTTCACACGATCGACCGTCACCAGGGCTTCGGATGCGGAGGGGGTGATGATGGTCAGCATCAGCGGTGCGCGATCTTGCTGAGCAGCGGATACAGATCGCTGGTGACCTTCGACCCATCCGCGTTGGTGAGCGTCAGCACACCATCTTCATCAGGTTCCAGCGACCGCACCGGTGGCCCTGGCGGGCCGGCTGGCCCCCGCTCACCGGGCGCGCCGCGGTCGCCCTTCCCGCCCGGCGCCGCAATCCCCTGCCAGCCCCCGCCTGGGCACGGCCCAGGATCATCCTGGATGGCGGCGAAGGCCCCGCCGTTCCGCGTCACCACGTCGAGGTAGCGATATGTCTCTGTCTCGCTCCAGGTCCCGCGGACGGCCATGGAGCGGCCATCAGCGCCCGCGGCGACGATGCAGATCCAATCTTCATGAGGGGGTGAGCGCCCGGTATCCCGCCGCGCCTGCCATAGCGCCCCGCCGTGGGTAACAACGCCGCCCTGGTAGTGCACTGCATCGGTCCAAGCGCGAACCTCCGGCAGTTGGCCCGGCGGTCCTTCGGGCCCAGCCACGCCTTGCGGCCCGACTTCGCCGCGCTCGCCGGCCGCGCCATCCTTGCCATTGACGCCATCAACGCCATCGCGGCCGTCCTTGCCGTCGGCGCCATCGCGACCAGGAGCACCCTGCTCGCCTCGCTCACCCCGCGGCCCGGCCTCTCCAGCCGGCCCCTGCTCTCCGCGCTCACCTGTCGGACCAGCGGGGCCTGCTGCGCCGTCCTGCCCATCTCGCCCATCCTGGCCATCACGCAGCGAAGCCAGCCGCTCATTCAGCCTACGCTCTGTCTCCGCCACCGCGGAAATGCACTCGCGCAACTCGGCCAAGACCGCACGATGCTCGGAATCGCGCACCGCGCGCTCGCTGGCGGCGTCGCGCTGCAAGCCCTCGATCACGCGAACAACGCGCGCCGCAGCCGCGTCAGTGAACGCGTTCAGCTGAGCCTGCAAGGAGCGCATCGAATTGCCGGTCATAATCCGCGAAGCCTCGGGTTGGGGCATCGTCATCCTCTTCCGGCTCTGGCTCCGCGGGAGCCGGCGCGCCTGCCTCAGCGGGCGAAGGCGGCTTCATCTCTGACCCGTAACTCAGCGGCACAACCTGCTGTTGCACGCGAGGCATGGCGCCGTGACCGCCCGGGGTGACGGGCAGGTCCAACTCGTTCCGCGCTTCGTCGGACGAATGGATTCCGCTGATCGTGCTGCGCGCCAGGCCCTCGATCATTTCTCTGAAGTTCGACCGCAGCAACGCCTTGGTGTCGAACTCCAGATATTCGTCTGGCATCCCGCGCAGGCGGAACAGAAGACCAAACGCCTCTTCGATGTGGTTCAGCGCGAAGCCGAGGCCCGATGCCTTCCACGAAGACATCAGCGCCTCGGTCGAGGCGAACGGAGTCCCGCCGATACCGAGGATCTGAAGCGGAATGCGGAACGCCAGGGCGACATTCTGCTCCGACATCTTGAGCATGTCGGCGAGTTGCCCGTCGTTCGCAGAGCCGGTGACCGCCTTCGCCTTCAGCCCCCAGGCGAGGATCGGCGTCCCGCCCGAGTTTTCGCCCTTCGTCTGCTCGTCCCAGCTTGCGCGCAGTTGCAGCGCCTGGTCGCGGGTCAGCGGCTGGTCCGTCTCCAGCATGAAGGAAGGCCGCGCCTGGTTGAGATAGAACGCGATTTGCTGGCTCAGTGCCGCACCGGCAAGCGCCCGGTCGAGCGTCGTTGCCATGATCGGGCTAACGCCCCGCAACGCGTGGGCCGGCGTATGAAGTCGGACATGCAGCACATCGCGCGCCGGAATCGGATAGGTGAAATCGAAGCGGCGATCGACCACCTCGTTACCGCCCAGCGAGTAGAAGATCGTCCCGTCGTCCGCGACCATGGCGTAGCCGGTTCGCATGATGTGCAACTCGGCGATCTCGCCGCGCTCATTGCGCACCGCAAGGGCGAACGCCTCGCCGTTCGCGTAGAGCCGTCGCGTCAGATTCAACAGGAAATCCGAAATCGACTGGTAGTCATTCGGCCGGCGGATGACCCGGCTCAGAGCGGAGCCCGCGACGCGCTCACGCCCACCGTTCTCCAGTTTCCGCCAATGATCGCCGGGGCACATCGCCACTGTCTGGGCGTAGGCAGAGACGCACGCCTCGACCATGGCGCTGCACTCGCCATAGGGCTGAAGGGATTCGCCCATCTGCCACCAGTTGAGGCTACGTCCCGCA